AGTATTATAATCAGAACCTTTTACATCAATAGTTTTAGTGCTATTTTTAAATAAAGTAATTTCTTGTAAGCCACCTACACTATTTACATATTTTAAAATTAATGGTTTATATTTTGGTTCACAAATTGGAGTTAATAACGCTTCAAATAATAAAATAACCCTTTCTCCATCATCTTCAAATATTTTAAATTCAGTACTAACTATATCACCTACTGTAGGAGCAACTATCATAGATACTCTATGTTTATCAATTAAACCATCATTAGTATAATTTATATAATCGTTTTGAACTTCGTAATGGTCTACATCAAAAGAAGTTGTATAATATTGTATTAAAAAATCACTTGAAGTAGTTGAAAAATCAAATATTAAATCTATTGTAGGGTTAAACGACCCAAGTGTATCAGTATCATAGAAATAATCTATTTTAGGAATTCCAGGTGCATATGAACCTCTTAATATAGCACAATTAGTTGTATAGCTATAAGTAGTACTAGTTCCATAACTATTATACCCATTAACTGAAACATATTCTATTTCATCTACTAATATCCAATCTGCATCTATTTTATAATATGTTAATATTTCTACATTATAAGCAAAATCAGTTTCGCTAATTGTATTAATTACATCATAAACAAACGGACTTATATTATAGTAGTTAATAAATTGAGTATCGCTGTACTTTGTTTTTTCTAAAACTTTTGTAGGTGTTGCAGGTGCAGTTTCACCTACTTTCCAAATATACAATTCTACTTTAGTTGCTGTTTGATCATCATCTCCATCAACTGAAATTATAAACGGACTTCTGCAATTAAATATATTCATTATTATTAATCTTTTAGTGTATCATTAATTAATTTGTCTAAATCTAAACCAAACTTCTCTATCAATTCATCTGGTAGGTTTTTAAATGCTGCTTCAAATGGTTTAGTAAAAAATAAACTAGGTTTAATACCATTCTTATAAATTGCACTTCTAACTAAATAACTTGTTTGCTTATAACTCATAAACTTACCATCCTTTTGTCTAAATTGAAAACCTTTTCTAGTCACCCAATCAGTAATAGGTTTTGCAGGTGGCATTTTAGATTTATAACTAAATGGTGTATCGTATTTCTTTTTAGTACCACTAACTCCTTTGTCTTGGAATACTCCATAATCTTCCATTATAAAAGCTAACCTAAAACTATTTGCACCTACTTCTATTTCTTTATCTAAACTATCATAAAGCTTTTTATCTACATTCTTACCTAACCTAGTTAAATTGCTTCTAGATTGCTGAATAACATATTTAGCGAAATCATTTAAGTATTTATACGTTTCTTTTTGATTTAACATATAGTCATATCGTTTTTAACTACTATATCAAATGTTACTGCCCATCCTGCTAAATCGTTTTCAAATCTTTCAGTAAATGGCTCATAACTTGGATTGCCTGATAACTCATAATTGCCATCTCTTAAATCACCTCTGTTAAGTAAATCTAAAACTCTTGTAGCTAATAAATGTTGTGTATTCCAAATATCTACTTTATTATCTTTTTCTTTTTGGTTAATAACATCCATACAAAGCATAGTAACATTAAAAGAAATAACATTACCTTGATGTGTAGAAGAATTAACCATTATATGCGTTAAAGGGAATATAGTTCGTTTGTTTAAATCAACTTCGAATATATCACCCTCAGTAACTGTATTGCAAAAAGGCTCTGCTAGTAAAGCATCCTTAATTGTTTGTATTAAATTATATACCATTTCTTTTTAGCATTTGTGTTTCTATATCTTGTTTTTCTTTTTCAAAAGTTAGGAATGTAAGGGCAGCGTATAAGCGTAATTTGGAAACTTCATCAAATCTTCTAACATCTCCTTTAGATAAAGCATAGAAAGATGAATACCATCCCCATTTTGCTCCGAATTGTGCTTGTCTATCATAGCTTGCACCTGTGGATTCTTCTCCAAATAATTCAGGGAACTGATCATTAACTCGCTGCTTAAACTGTAAAAAAAAACCATAGCACCCATTACTACATCCATTGGCATATGCTTCATTACATCACAATAAGTAACGCTTCCGTTATAATCTTCTATATTGTATTTGTCTTTATACTTTTCTACTACTGGTCTATATAGTACAGCCATTGCATTGTGCATTTTATCCCACTTGCCAAAGTAATTATCTAAGTCGCTAAACTCACCTAAGCTAATTTCATCTAGGTTAGGAATAAAACCAAAGTTAGTATTACCAAGTTTAAAAATAGGTTTAAGCTTATATTCAGCATTAAACATTTCATTAAGTAAAGCTATAATTTCGTTAACTTCTTTTAAAGGAATTGTAGGTACTAATTTTAAAGGTACATTACAAAATATCTCTATCATCTTTTGCTGTACAAAATCACTTTCAGGGTTATTCTCCATAATAGAAACAAATCTTTGATATTGCTCTAATGTAATTTCATTTAAAGAAGTAGGTACAGTTATTTGTAGTTGCATATTTTATTTTAAAAATAATTATTTAAGCTAATTGTATAAAGCAAAAAAGGTAGCCATTTCTGACTACCCTTTCAAACCAAATTTAACCTAACTAATTATGAAGCTCTTTCTCTATAGTGTAAATATAGTTCACTTATTTTATCGTTTAATTCCTGATCTTGTTTATATATTTTTTTGCCCTGTATCTTACTTCCGTTTATGTTTACTTCTAATCTTACTTTGTTAATCTTTCTTTTACCATCCATATAAAACTCTTGTAAGCAAACAGGGTATATTGTTATTCCATTATTAACGCACCATCTAAAAGCCTCCATTGTTTTATCGTAATCTTTTAAGTATTGCTTCAAGCTCATTTGTTAAAAGTATTTTATCAGTTGTTTTAAAATAATCTCTAAGTTTAGTTAATTCTTTTCTAGTGCTAGATATTTTAGCTTCTAGTTCTTTAACATATAACTTAGCTGCTTCACTTTCATAATCTTGGTTATCCCAAAACCTATCCTCGTTACTTGGATCGTAAAACTCCTCGTGTTCTTCTGTAGGGTCTTTATAAAATAAAATCATATTCTAGCTATTTGAGTTATGATATAAATTAAAACTAAATAAGCAAATGTAAGCTGTGGTCTTTTGTTCTGTAAAAAGAATTTAATAAATGTTTTCATAGTTTGTGTTTTTAATTATGGTGTAAATATACAAACAATATTTAAACTAAAAAAACTTTAACATTTCTTTAACAAAACTTTAACATTTGAATAGCTACTTCATACATAGCTTTCATCTTTTTAATTTCACCTACAGTTCTAGGTAAGTTAATCTGTACTTCTTCTCCAGTACTATGATGTATGTAGCATTGTATAACTGCTATTATTTCGCCGTAAGTCATTAGTAAACGTAATAGTTACCTTTGTGCTTATTCTCTAACTGATAACTAACAGCATATCTTAAAGCATCAAGTAAGTGATTGTGATTATCTATAGGAGTATTAGATTTCTTTTCTAACCAAACATAGTTATTTAATTCTTTAATTAAGTTAACTGATTCAGGTGTTATTATTAAATCATAATCTTGTAATAAAGATATTCCATAAGTAACAGAACCTGGTCCTTTAATTGCAGGTGTAATGTTTAAACCTGATTGTGCTAATTCAGTAATCAATCTTGGTTCGGCACTATCTGCTATTATAAGTCCATCGTTAACGTATTGCTTATTTAAATTGAATATCTGCGATGTTGTTAGGTTAGGTAAGTAAAAGCATTCATTAATATAAATTCGTTTGTTAGAAACGTCTATATTGCATTCCACCAAAGTTGACGGATCTGATGAAAATCCGAAATCTTGACCCCATACAGTTTTACCTACGTGTTCGTACTTACCAATACTCCAATTATTAAAGATAACACCATCTGCTTTTTGTAACCATCCACCCTCTATTTGATGTTTAAACTTTTCAGGTCTGCGTTTCTTTATATCTTCTATTTGAGTTATAAAAGATTCAGAAAGATTATCTAAGTTATCTAAGTAAGTTGTATGGATGTAAGTAGTATCTTGTTTAGTTGTATTACTACCCTCTTGTATTCCTTTACTTTCAAAGAAGCGTTTATATATCCAATGCTCTTTAGTTGTAGGATTAAGTATTAAGATAACTCTATTCTGTTTATCTTTGCTTCTAATAGACAAATCTATTTTATCGAAAGTATCTTCATCTACTAGTTCTTCTGCTTCATCTAATACCCAAGTAGTAACACCTTGTAAGGATTTAAGGTTTGCTGTTTGATCACCACTACTTGTTTTAATTCCTTTAAATAATATCTTACTACCAGTTCTTAGATTTACTATTTCTTCTTTTGTTATATGGAAGTCATTGTGTAAACCTAGCGTTTCTATTTTATCAATAAATTCTGGTATAATAGAAATATAAGCTGATGTTAAAGTGTACCTTGTAAATAGTATTGTATGACCTGCTTCGTAAGTAAGCATAGTAAGTAGTAGATTCACTGAATAAGATTTTCCAGATCCTCTACCACCTGTTACTACAAAGTATCTACTATCGGCTTCACCAATTACTCGATACTTATTATTTATTTGAATCATTAAATGTGAATAGATTTCTAAAGTCAATATTAAATCCTTCGCTAGAATTAATATCTATACTTTGATTTGGTTTTCCTAAATAGTACTCCAGGAATAATTGTGCTGCTTTTATATCTTGCTTAGTTACTGCTTTAGAGTGTACCATCTTAATAACTGATATTACATCTTCTACAGTTGCAGCTTGTTCTAATGCACTACGGTATTCGTTCTTTCTTTTATCAGTTCCATTACTCTTAGTACTATTACCACCGTTAAACTTTCTTTTGTCTATCTTTTCCATATCAATAAAAATCAACTATTGTTTATTTAAAAATAATATAAATAGCTAATTGTTAAATCATTTTCTATAATTAGATCTAATCTTTATTTGTTCTAATATAACTAAATACAAAGTAAATATTAAAGCTAATCCAAGTATAACTACTATTCCTAAAACTGAAAGCAATATGTATTGTTCTATATATTTCATAATTTATTTAATTTTTGTTTAAGTATCTTTCTATAAATATCGTTTACAGATTCTTTATTACATCCTCTATTGTAGTAGAAGTTAATTACTCTTTTTATTCTTTGTAAAGGAGTTTGTTTATATCCTGATTTTAATTTCATATAATTTGCTGCTCTTTCTTTTGCTGTCATAACTTTTCTATTTCTTGTTTAACTTCTTGCCAATAATTAGCATCATAATTATTATGAGCATATGTTATTAATTCATCAACTGCTATTAATGCACATTGCTTAGCATCATCTATAGCTTCTTTATCATCCATTAAATTAGATTTTAAATAGCTATAGTATTTATTAAATAGTTCTTCTGCTTTTTCTTTTGGTGTCATAATCTTATTTCTATCTTTTGTGTTGAACAACTTAATTTGTGTACTCCATTTAATTTGTGGCATTTATTACAGTACTCCCAATACTTACTACAATTAATAGCATCTTCTTCTCTATTAGGTATTATGTAAGTTTGTCTATATTCGTTAGGTGTTGCTTTAAACCTGTAACAAGTTTCTTTTGATTTACAAAGTGTATCTTTGCACATAGCTATATCTGGCATATTAAATAGTATTATATATTATTAAACATATTATTGATGCTACTGCTATCCAAGCACTAATTTCTACTAGTATTCTTTCTTGTTTGTTATTCATATCTTACTTTTTTAAATTTATTTTGTTTTTTAAAATGTTGTATAAATTCATATTCTGTAAATGGTTTAGTTTCTTTATCAAATGTCCACATTTTAAATGTTTTTTCTTTTGATTTTTCTTTATAAATTATTTTATAAGAAGTAATTTCTTCTTCTTTAAGGTTTGGTAATAATATTGTAGCTTTTTTAATTTTAATATCAATTATTTTCATACCCTAAACTATTTTATGCCCATTAATATTATATCCTTTCTTTACTGCTATTGATATTACAGGTAGTTTAACTTTTAAAAAGGTAG